TATGCCATTGTTTTTAAAGTTAACCCACGCATTGCCACACTAGCACCAACGGGCTATGGTAAGTCGGAAGCAGTGGCAATGGGTGTTATTGTTAGGGCAATTATATTTAATGATGAGTTTATTGTTGCATCGGTAAAATACGGCACATCGGATATTATAATGCGCAAAATTATTGGGCATTTGTTTGATAGTTTTATTTTTACCAGCCAATTGGAATTGGACACACGGGAAAAGTTTGACAGGTTAAAGCGTGAAAGAACCGCCGACAAATTAACCTTTTTTGGTGGTGGCAGCATTAAAATAATTTCTTTATACGGGGCATCAACTGATGTGGGTGCTGCCATTGGTGAGCATAAGCCAAACATTGTGTTGGACGAAAGCCCGTTATTAACCCCAAGCAAATATTTGCAGCTTAAAAAGATTTTGGAAGGCACAGGCAATTACGACACCACATTTTTATTTGAATTGGGCAACGCTATTAACCGAAATCATTTTAGGCAAAATGTGTTGTTTAATGACAGCTATTTAAAAATTAACATTAGTTTAGAGCAAGCAGTGGCCGAGGGGCGTTTGGATATGCGCAGCGTTGAAGAAAACAGGGGGTTGCCATTGTTTAATGAATTTTATTTGTGTCAGTTCCCCGAAGAAGACGAAATTGATGCCAAAGGTTATCGCACACTTATTACCGACCAAACCATTATTGACAGGCAAAAGGACAAAAAATTTGTAATGCCAAAAGACGATGAGCCAAAAGTTGAATTAAAACTTGGTGTTGATATTGGCGGCGGCAGTGATTTAAGCACCTTTGTTATGCGCAGCCCAACACTTGCTTGGGTGGAAACATTTAACCAAAGCCACGACACAATGACCAATGTTACCGAAGTAATAAGGTTAATGGAAAAATACAAACTTGAACCAGAAGACATTTTTATTGACGACATTGGTGTGGGGCGTGGTGTTTCTGACCGTTTAAAGGAAATGGGGCATAATGTTAACGGGGTGGCAATAGGTATGCCAAGCGAAGACAAAGGCAGGTATTTTAATTTAAAAGCGCAGTGTTATTGGGCTTGCAAACAATGGTTGGAAAATGTGGGGTATTTACAAAAGTTTGATAAATGGATACAGTTAAATTGGGTTAGGTTTAAAGTAAACACCGACAAAGTGATTGCTATTGAACCAAAAGCAGACCAAAAGAAAAGGACTGGCAAATCGCCTGACTTTGCCGATGCCCTTATGCTTACATTTGCGCAGGCCAAACAACCAAGTTTGCGAGTGCTATGATAAAACAAAAAGGTGTGCCAACAACAATGCGTGTGTTCTTATACGAACCACGACTTGACGACTTAATTGGCAACCTTGAACCACAAATTGACGAACGCAACAAACTTTATGACGATTTACAAATTGAAAATATAAAGCAAGGGTTAAGCCCAACAAAACAAAGGGTTATTGACGGTTTAATTGCTGGTGATAATTTTAGCCAAATTGGCCACGACTTACATTTAAAAACCAATGTTATTTATAAACTTAAAAAGGAATTGCAACACGACTTGGGTTATTTAGTAAAGCGCAAACACAAAGAAGTTTTACCATTTGATGCTTTTGTTGCCCGTTTAAAATTGGCCGCTGGCAAAATGTCATTAAACGAATTTGTGCGGGTGTTTATTTGCGACTACCAAAAGGCAAGTGATTGCCCAATGCAAAAAGCAATTGACCAAGGGTTATTTGATGCTTGGCAAAGGAATAACAAAAATGTTTTATTTGAAGATTACAAAACCAAGGCGTTAATTATTGCTGGTTATATTGTGCGCACTTTATTTTTGCGCAACAAAATTATTGGCTTTGATTATTACCACAGTAACCGTGCTTTTTTAATTGAGTTAATAAAAAATGTGCGGGCAATGATTAGGTTGTCGCCAATATTGCGTTTTGATTTGGTTTACCAAAAAATTGATGATGATTTTATGCTTAAATTTGCTGACGGCTCAATGGTTAGGGCTTACCACCAAAGGGGCAGGAAAGCACCCACCCTTGGCAATGTGGTTATAATGGACGCTGGCATTGACGAGTTAAACAACCAAACAAAGTGTGTTAATAGCACAAAGGTTGTTGTTAACACTGTTTTTGATGTCGCAAAGGCAAGTATTTTACCTATTAACAATAAATTTGCTTAATTTAATTTGTATAATAGTTTTATGAACATATTAAACAATTTTGCCGTGGGGTTAAAAGCTGCCACAGAAAGCAAACCAGTTTTTTCAACCAATGGCCGTTTATCTGTTGGCCAAAGAAGCTACACAAAAAGGGACTATTATTACGGCATTATTTATTCTTGTATTGATGCAATTGCAAACTCTGTTGCCAGCAATGGTTTTGGGCTTTATAAGAAAGGCAAAGACCAAAGCGAAAACACCAACCACCCTGTTATCCAACTTTTAAGAAACCCAAACAAATTTCAAACTACAATGGATATTTTGTATTTAATATCCAGCCACATTGACACTGCTGGCCGTGCCTTTTTATATCCAGTTAAAACATTGGCCAAGGGTAAATATAGCGAATTATATGTGCTTGACCCTGCTGCAATGTCTATTGTGCAAGGCGATGGCGAATTGATAAAAGGTTATGTTTACCGCAACCCCAAGGGCGTGCAAGTGCCTTTTGATGTTGACGAAATTGTGCCAATATTTAGACCAAACCCATATAACCAATTAGACGGCGTTTCAACAATTGAAATGGCACGCCGAGCAATTGAAGCAGACATTAACGCCCAAGACTTTAACAAAGAATTTTTTGCAAACGGGGCAAGCCCAAGTGGTGCATTAAAAACCGAAAATGCTTTAAGTGAAACACAGTTCCAAAGACTAAAAGAACAATTTAAAGACGAATACACTGGCAAGGGTAATGCCCACAAAACATTGATACTTGAAAACGGTTTGAATTACCAGCAAATGCAGCTTAACCAAAAGGATATGGACTTTGTTAACCAACGCAATATGACACGGGACGAAATTTTAAGCATATTTAAAGTGCCAAAAACCATTGTGGCCATTACTGATGATGTTAACCGTGCCAATGCTGAAACAAGCGACTTTGTGTTTATGGCTCGTGTTGTTAAACCACGCATTAACCTTATATTTGAAAAATTAAATGCTTTTTTGTTGCCATTATTTAGCGATACCCAACTTTTTGAGTTAGTGCCTGATGAGTGTGTGCCAACCAACAAGGAAGCCGACTTAAATTATGACAAAGCGGCAGTTAATGTTTGGGAAACTGTAAATGAGGTGCGACAACGCCAAGGGTTAGAGCCAATTGACGGGGGCGATGAATTAAACCCACCACAAGCATCACCGTTTGGCTTGGGTTTTAATAATGGGCATAGCAAAACCCACAAAAAAATGCTTATAACAAAAAGTGCCAAAGATAGACGCTATTTGTTAGCCAAAAAAAGATTATTAGCCAAAGGCCGCATTGATTTACAAAATGCTATTAAACAACAAATTGCAATTTTAGTTAAAGACATTGGCAAAAAAGATTTAGCCCGTTTGCGTGTTAAAGGTGTGGAAGATAATTTGCAAGACATAATGGGTAATACTGAAAAATGGCAAACACTAACTGGCGAAATTATATTGGACAAAAACACCAATGCTTTTAAACAGTCTGTTGCTTTGGTTGCCGAGTATTATGATTTAATTGAAGAATTTGATTTGGAAAAATCGGGCGCACTTGCCATATTAAAAGACAGGGCAAAAGCCAGCGCATTAAGTGTGCGTGAAACTTTATTGCAGAAAGCCCGTGCCATTATTGAAGACAAAATTGCAGGTGGCGAAACAACCTTGCGTGAAATAAGGGACGCAGTGGCAGACGGCATTGACGGTGTTGGTTTAGCCAGTGCCGAAAGAATTGCCCGCACTGAAATGGCCTTTGCTTACAACTAGGGTGCGGTTGCTGATATGGAAGCCAGCGGCTTTGTTAAACAAGTTAAATGGATATTGGGCGATGATGCTTGCGACCTTTGCCAGCATTTAAGTGAAGACAATAACGGTATTTTTACTTTGGGCGAAGAACCTGAAATACCCGTCCACCCAAATTGCGAGTGCGACCTTGTTCCATATTGGGACTAATTAAAAAAGAAAAATAAAACTGTATAATAATTTTATGACAGCAAAATCAAAAGTTCTTTATATCACTGGCGCAAAAGGTGTAATTGATGAAACCAAACAAAGTTTAATTGGCGTTGTCGGTTCTACTGGCGTGATTGATAGACAAGGTGAAAGCGTTAACCCAATGGGGTGGCAAGTTGACAATTTTGTCAAAAACCCCGTTATTATGTATGGCCACAATTACAGTTCTTTGCCAATTGGCAAGGCAGACCGTGTTTATATTGAGGGCGGTAAATTACTTTTTGATATTACTTTTGCTGATACTGAAATGGGCAAGGAAGTGTTTAACCTTTTTAAAGGTGGCTTTTTAAGTGCATTTTCTGTTGGCTTTATTCCAAAGAAATGGGGC